GTCGTACTTATCGCTGAATTTATCGAGTAGGTCCTGTAGCCGTGATTCACGTTCACGATTCGATTTCATGACGTAAATTAGCAGCCACGTAAAAAGGACCGCGAACGGCCCTTGCGTTAAAAAGTATTTGATTACGTCCAGCTCGCCCAATGACTACGCCTCCTGTTCGCTATTAGTTGCGTTCTCGTCTTCGCTTGGTGGCGAATCAGGATCGTAAGTATCTCCGGTAATCTCTTCGTATTGTTCCGGCGTAATCCGTCCGGCAGCCACAACGTCATGGACTTGCTTTTTCGTCCAAAGACCGTCTTCATAGAATCCTTTAATATACATAAACCAGTCGATTGCCATTTATGCTCCTCCTAACGCGATTAGATAATAAAGATCAGCGACCTGTTTCCGCAGATTGTCAATTTCGCTTGGCGCTGACGGAGGTGGCTGCATAATGTCGATATACTCTTGCGTAGCCGATTCTTTCCACACCTTTTTATCCGGATAAAATTTCGGTTTATACAAACCTTCCGGTGGCGCAATTGTAGTCGTGTTTTCTGGTAAAACGTAGTTACCTTCTTCGTCGATTTCCTCTACTATGAGAATATCTGTGAGGAGAAAATTAACGTCGTACTGAAAAACTTGGATCAATAAAAACACCTCCTAATTGATCGGAACAACAACGTCCAAATAATAGCCCGTCACTGCACCGTCATTATTTGATTGTATTCCGGTGAGTTTTAGATCCCCTTCTGGATAAATTATCAGTTTGCTATTCCCCATCGTCCCGCTTACAGATACGTTTACTACTGCACCACTTGTCGGCGCGAATGAGGCCGGAATTGACCCGAACACGACCTCTCTGTTCGTCGCGACATGCCCGCGAAGCTGTAATGTGTTTCCGACTTTCGTATACTGAACTGTCCTATCTCCCGATGTCGCTCCGTTTTTCAGCGTAACGTTTACCCACGTCGGTGATTCAAGCTCGCTTGAAGGGACAAGGCGTCTCCAACCTATCCAGCCGAGGTTTCCGTCTCTATAGTTCGTATAGACGTTATTTTTGTAGTCCGTGGAAATGACCCATCCGAACGTACCTTTCCCCTCGGTATCAGTACTCGTAAAATGAAACATTCCTCGATTCGCTAGTGGAGTCGGGGAATTCACTGCCCCTCCTGCCGCATAAAACGTCCCCATTCCTTTCCCTAATGAAGTCACCTTTTCTAAGACGTCTTCACCATTGTTGGCTATAGCCGTCACCCCGCCATCATCAGCGCTGATTTTCTTAAGCTGCCCGCCATTCCACTTGGTCCGCTCATTTGCGGTAATATGAACCGTTGTGTTGTTCGCGTGATTATCAAAATCCGTTTTAGACGCTTGCTTCACGTTGTCTACATTCGACAAGCCAACCTGTGCTTTTGTTACTGCGTGGGGATTACTCTTATTTCCGACGTGGCTATCAAAATCGATTTTCGCCGCCTGCTGCACGTTATCAACGTTTGCCAATCCGACCTGTGACTTCGTAACAGCGTGCGGATTATCCGTTTTAGCCGCGTGAATGTCCGTATAGGCCTTCGCATTAGCTTCAGCTGTGTCCGCTTTTTCTTGGGCTCCGGTCTTCGTTTCGATGTTGTCGAGAGTCTCGAATTTCGCCTGAAGCTCCGCAAGCATCTGTTCAGCATCGGCCGACATTTCTTGGATAACGGCTTTAAGCGTTTCAAAATCTTCGATGTAGTATTCGGCGACCGGGGCGATATCCTGATCGACAAGTGCTCTATCGATCTCAAACGAGAATTTATGCACGCTAACGCTTTGTCCGTTGTCATAATTAACATAAAGCTCCGCATTAACCGTTCCGTAATGCGTGACTTGGTCCGCAGTCAAGACATAAAAAATAGCGCCCTTCAGCGCGTCTTCGACTTCTGTATTGACATAGACCTGGCTGCCGTCAGTAAACCTCATGAATAGCTTGGCATGGGTTGCCTTACTTATCGGCAAAGGTACACCGTCCTTTGTCAGGTTAAACGACAACTTTGCGGTCCCTATATCTTGCGTACTAAATTGAATGTTTGCCGAAACACTTCGCTTTATCTTCGAGTTAACATCGAATAGAATATCTGCATTCTTGTAAACCATCCGTTCCCCTCCCGTCTTATACGTTTCCGGACGTTTCTATTTTATTGGTCGCGCTGTTCCGGTACGAGTCTGCTTCGACCGCACGGCACCGCGTATCATTTCCAAATGCGACGATATTGTCGCAGGTTGCTGTAACCCAAATACCGCGGCGAGGCGCTTTTTTAGAGCTGCGGATTTTGTTCGCAATCAGAGAGCTATCAGTCGTATCGTTTGACATGTAAATGCCATCGAATCCTCCCGCGCTTGACTGAGAAGGATCGGTGATTTTGTTGTACTTCAGATCGATTCCGGAGCATCCTCCATACGTCATGATTCCGTGCGTTCCGGTATCTTGAATTGACACGTTATTGATGTTGGCTTGTTTGACCGCATTAAGCTTGATCCCGTCTGTCTTGGTCGTCTTGAATTCTCCCCCACTGGCAGATATATTTTGGGAAAACTCCGCATAAATTGCCTGGCTACCTGTGTTTTTGCTTTGGTGGTTGCTGATGTTGACTCCATCTGCGTAGCGAATGAATATCCCTTTTTTGCCGTCTGCCGTCCCTGAAACGATGTTATTAGAAATCGTCACGTCTTGTTGGTAGATTTCTTTTCGACCCAAAACGTAGATCGCTTTTTCTCCCATGTTCTCGAAAGTATTAGCGTTAATCACAACGTCGCTTCCTGTCTCGTAAGTGACTTTTGTTCCGCCTAAATCGTATAGCTGACCGTCTGGGATAGGCGCAACGTAAACGCCGCCATAAGTGTTTAAGAACCGGTTTCCCGAAACCACGACACCGCGCCATTTCATAGGCTTAACGGAGTAATAACGCATTCCCTCAAACGTGTTGTTTATGACCTTGATATTCTCGTAGAATTTACCGGTGACTGCACTGTGCGATCCGACGCCAGCATGAAAAGCCCCCATCTCGGCCGAAGCCCCAAAGTAGCAGTTTTCAACCGTCACATTTTTTGTGACTGTGCCATCTAAATTTCCGGAGTCAATTGTTCCATATGATCCGGATTTTGCCGTATCTAACTGTATTGCTTCCGCATAAAACCGTGAATCACTTGTTTCCTGCCCGAGAAAAAAGCAGTTCTTAATGTAAACGTCTTTTGAGCCCGGCAAGTCAATCGCATGGTTATCGCGAACATTCTTAAAGGTGACGTTCTTAATCATAATGTTAGACGCATGTGGAGCCGTAAGCAGCGTAAAGCCGCCGGTATATAAATGCGAATTTCCTTCGATTGTGCCGCCGTCAAATATAACGTTACTAACGCCACTATACCCCGGCGTGACAACTCCGTCTCTATATAAAACGAAGATCGTCGCGTTGTGCTGCGAAAAACGTCCGACTGTCGCTCCGTCCATCCATAGGTACGTATTGCTATCCACGCGAAGGGATGTCGTCACTTTATACGTACCGGGCGGAAAACGAACAAAATGCATTTTGCTTGCGCTTAGCCGCGCGTCTAATGCTGATTGGATAGCAGCCGTGTCATCCGTTTCTCCGTCGCCAAGGGCGCCGTAATCTTTAACGCTTACCCATTGGATGCGGTCGGTGATTTTGTTGTAATCGTAGTCAAGACGGTCTTTTGCCGTCGGATGGATCGAGCCGTCCATTGCGACACGGATGTCGACGACCTCTTTTATACTGGTCCCGTCGTGATTCAATACAAGGTTAGCAAACCGAGAATATAGATTTTTAATTCGGTTGGCAACAGAAAAACCGCCGTGGTCGATTTGTTCCGACGTGTGGGCGGTTTTTGATGTTTCGTGATTATCTAAAGCTGAATTTGCATCTTTAATATCAGATTCAATATCCGAAAGGTTCAGATTGTAATTGTTCCGGAAAATACGATCCCACGTATTACCGGCTTTTCTGTACGGGTATCTAGCCATTCGTCTCCTCCTTTATCCTTGTCCTCCTACTTCCTGCTCAAGCGCTGTTAATCTGTCCAATATCGACTGCATATCGACATCCCCGGACGTCGGCATAATAATCCGTTTCAATTTCGTAAAATCAGCTGCGCTCATCAGCCCGTCGTTGTTTTCCGTCGCAAGAGCCACCACTACCTGACCGTCCGGCCCAACGAGAATGTTCGCCAACTTTACGAAATCAGACGAACTCATCAAGCCATCAGCACTTGCCGAAGCCAGGCCGTACTGCGGAATGTTGAGTTTAGTCGGATCATATCCCGGATCAAACGTCGTGTTGCCACCGATTTTTATTGAACTCTCGCGAATCTTTCCCGTCGATGAATCAACGATTTTCGATATCGTCTTTTGAGTACGTTTGAAATCCGAAACAATATCGGTTGACTTCCTCGTTATAGATCCGAGTGTAAACTTCGGAGATTTATAGGGATCGGAGTAATCCTCGACCTCCACCACTCGTATCCGAACGTCAATGTCGAATGGCTCGATGATGCACCATACGTAGTCGCCTTTTCGAATATCTTGAATTCCCTGCGCCTGTAATTCGACGTAAGTCAAGGAGATCGATATTTCGATGCGGTCATGAAGGTCCGACTTTATCCGTTCCAGTAGACTCGCCTTATCCGTATATCTCTCGTCACGAACTGGATCAGCATGGCGAACACCTAATACGTCTGCTAGAGGACTTCTATATTCCGCAGTTACTACGTAAGTTCCGTCTTCTTTCTTTTTGCCGAACCCCCGGATATATGTTTTAAGAGAACTTGTATCGATATCTTTGGACGGATTGTTGATATTGAACGAATATCGCAACTGATTATCGGTATACCGCGCGATCTCTTTTGCAATGTAAATTGTTTTATTTACACACTCATATTCGACTCCGAATTTCTCAGCGATAGAGTTTAACAATGCAAGAGACTTTGCATCGCCGAAATTCTCAACGGTTTCAGACTTTGCGATACCTTCCGAATCTACTTGATATGAGTATCCGGTACCTTCAAGCGCAAATTTAAGCATCGTATCGATCGAAAGTGCTTTTTCTCCTGCGATGACATCGTAAATGTACATGTCATCTAAATCGATAAACATCCGATGAACAGCTGTAGCAGTCGCCTTCATCTTGCTCCCGAAAGGCTTAACCGATGATGTCTTGATCACGTACTCCTCTTCGTCATAAATTAATGAATTCTCGTTCTGAATCAATGGAAAAGCGTGCTGATTTTGCGGTGTCAGCACGCCTGAAATAGAAATAGTCTTTTGGTTGTTTATACCGCTTTTTCGCGTTGTGCTAACGTCTGTTAGCATTTCAAACTGGCCGGCAAGGCTCTTTATAAATAAGTCCTTCACGCGCTCACCGCCTATAAAAAGTAAAAGCGAAAGTCGAATGTAATCTCGAAACTTCCGCTTGTACCTGATAATTTAAAATTGTTCCAGCCAGGGGCAATCGAAATCAGCTTCCGATTTGTCACTCCGAAAATACTATTATTGTTTTTCATCGCCCTCACGCGATCGAGAATAATCGTATCTCCGGATGCAGACGACCCGGTGTATTTCCAAACGTCACCCGTCGTGCTGTTCGTGATCGTTAAGTTGTTTGACGCACCTTTATATACGATTCGTAAAGGGAATTGTCGTGGATCAATCGTTTCGTCTCCAGCGTTGAAAATTCTGAACGACGACGATTTATGCGTATATGTCGGTATCTCATCGACCAACCCCTCGCCAATCTGCCATATATCCGAATCAAAAGTAAACGGGTTTAACGTCGTCCCGATCGACTCGGCAAACGGACTGAACGCAATGAAGTCGATGTCAAACATTCCGTATATCCACTGTTGATCGATTGAATAGTCGGCGTTTGTTTTGACGAGCCACCGTTTACCTGGGTTGTATGATTCCGTAATATAGAACGGCTGACGTGAATCAAACAGTTTGAAAACTTCGTCACGCATTAAATAGTAATCAGGAACATCGGCCGCTTTTAAATAGAACGAACATTTTATAATCCGTGCGTCATATGTTGTTCCACAATCAACAAGCCCATGTAGTCCGTCAACTTGCTCCGTTTCATTGCGAGGCGAAGGAGATGACGGATTAAATTCACGCGTTGTAATTCCGAGCTTTTCTAAATCGTAAACGGTGCCGCTTAACGTTGTGATAATCGTATTCAACCTCAATCACCTCGCATGTAGTTTTGAATCGTAATCTTTTGCCCTTGTTCGGCGCTAACTGCGCTTTCAGTCATCCGTCCTAACTCTTCGCTATCAACTACGAGAACATTTTCGACAATGATCGGCTGCTGTTGCTTCTGCGAATCTAATCCGGCCGTCATAGACGTTTCAAAAGAACGCCTGATGCTACGTACTCCTCCCGTATTTAAAGCAACGTCAGGGCTGTACGAATACCCACTCATATCGACCATAGCCGCGTTTGCCATTTCGTTGGCCGCCGCCCTTACTGCGTCGATATTTCGTTCGATACCGACCGCAAGACCCATCGGCAGGAATTTACCGATTTCATCGCGGAATACACGTGACGGCGAGTGGATTCCAAGCAGCGACTTAAAGTTGCCCGTAAGGCTGTCTACGAATCCACCAACTTTTTGGCCAATCCAATCTTTCATGGAATTTATTCCGTCCCAAAGCCCCCGGATCAAGTCGGCCCCCGCCTTGAATAGCTCCTCTTTATTATCCAAAATGGTCTGACCAAGCTTTACGACGAGTTCAAGGCCCATCTGTAATAGTTGAGGTAAGATTTGAATTATGCCATCAATTAAAGCCAAGAGGATCCTTACCCCTGCCTCGATAATCCTTGGCAAATTTTGAATCAGAGCCCCTGCAAGAGCAACGATTAATTTTAGAGCT